GGGAGATGGAGGCAGAGGGGGAGGGTTAGATAACCAACGTAGACCTGATCTAACGACAGAGTGTGAGACTGAAGTGTGGGCGTCGTATGACGGCTTAGACTTCGGGATTGGACTTTGGAGTGGGATCCGGTTTTGGGGGAGAGGGAGATGGAGGCAGAGGGGGAGGGTACCCAGGATGAGTCGTATCAGAACGACCATCTTCCGACGATATGGAGCGGAGAAGAACACCCCCAACGGGGGTGGGACTCACCAACTCAATATCATATTCGAGGAATACCCTTCCAATCACTATGGTGCCGGCATCGTTTTGACCGGTCTGGGCGAGGACATAGGCTGCATAAGTGACATTCTGGTCACCCGCGGTACCGATATAGTACCACGGTAGAGAAGAATGCATTTCGGAGGGTAAGAGACTGACCGAAAAGTCAGGACCTCGCCCACCGATTGGCATTCCTCCATAAGCAGGACCCGTGGACCACTTTTGGAAGAGGTAAAGTCCCTCGTATGTAGAGGAATCTAACCAATTCTGTGTGTCCCAGTACTCCGTCGCCATAGCCAGACCAACTTCACCAACTGTTGTCGTGGGACAGTTCGAGACAAAATAAGCTCGGAGACTGTGAACACGAAACTTGGCGTAGTTCAATGCGATATTCTTAAGCCATGGTGTAGAACCAAAGCTTCCACCGAACGTCCAACGAGACTTAGTGAGTGCATGCGATTGGGATATCAGACCACCGATGGGTTCCGTATACCGTATACGGACACCATCACGGACTGTCCTTATCGTGGGCTTTCCACCTCTCTGGATGGATCGATTTCCCCCGGTTCCAAAAGGTTGAGCCGAAGTGAAGGAATTCGTGTTCCGAGGAACACGACCTCCTTTGGTGTTATTCTTTCCTTTCGCCATTATTTAATTAGTGCGGACGGTGTCCGGACCCTTACCTTACGAAGAGGGGCCTTCAGGTCTCTCGTTTAGCCTACAGGCTAGACCCCAGGTAATCGAATGGCAAGACAGTTGTTTCCTCTACCGTGGTTCCTCTTCGTAAATGGAACCACTGTGGTCTTGGAGATGACCAAGCGTTCTGGAAGACTGATTCCAGTGCAGATCCCGAAAGGGGGGGCGTTGGATGTTTGTTGAGGTGACGATTGAATCGTCTCCTACCGAATATCCGAAACTTCTTAAGGGGTGGTGTTTTAGTATACCACCTCCTAATCTGCATCAGTTCCCTAGACAATCCGCCAGATCGAGAGTACGGGTCAGGTAAGATATTCTCTGGAGGTAAGGTAAGATCAGGGATACCCCACTTGAGAAAGGGATCCTGCAAAAGAATTTCTCGTTGATAGAGAGTTTCTATCCTCGCGAACTCAGTATGCAATCCCTCCCGATAGGAGTATTCCCCCCGTCTATGTGCCTCCATCCATACTCTCTGGTACCGGGTAAACTCATGTCCCTCGGGGACAGGAAGACCTAAACAGCCTAGGGCTGTGGGTCCGAAAATAGAACCCGGAAAACCACTCAATATGGGATACCGCGCCCTGATAAGGCGCTTAGCCTCTGTCTGATAGTTGAGAGGGACTCCCTTCCAGAAGTCCCGGAGTATGCCAGAAAGCTGCTCCCAAGGAGAGATTATATTACCCTCCCTGTCAACAAAATCAGATAGATAACCGAGTAGGCCAACATTTGGAAACTGGAGGCGGACCAAGCGGTTCTCCTCCTTACCCCAAGTATAGACCTCTGAGTTGATCATGGCCATATCCCGTGAGTAGTAGTTCTTACCAAGAGACTTCTTCAATCCCACATTCTTTGTATTGATCTCCCATCTCCTGTACTCTAATGGAGTCGCAGGAAAGAGAATGTCATCACCATTGACCCGAACGAATCTTCCGGGAGGAAGATCGAGGGTGGATGACGAATAATTGATCATACACAAGATGGGGAAGGAGAGAATATGTCCCATCATCTGTCCTCTATTTAGCTTTGTAAAGTAGGACTTTTGTTCTGTGACTGAGCCAAACTCACTATTCGCGGACCGGAACATGAAGACATCATGGATATCCATATCCTTGAAACCTTCATAGTAATCATATCCGGTAACGAGACCTTCCTCATTTTGAGAGGAGTGGAATCGAAGTGCGGGATTTCCCTGATGGACCATAATGTTGTCCAAAAGGAAGTGGAGATCGGAGACTGGTGTAATAACACCGGCCCCATTGGCAATGTATATATCACGGAACGAAGAAAGGACAAACCTTTTGAACCAAGAGGTGAGTTCTTCATGAGTCCATTTTTCCTTTAATATATCAGGGAAGAGGAAGTCTGTGTTATCCAACATACACTCTGCCGTATAGACGGTGTAGTGCAGATGGATACGGTCTGTGGCTGATTCGTAATCTCCAGAAACGAACCTTTGCTTCGGTTCAAGTCGGAGGTCACGAATGGAGTGTGGCCCCGCAAGTGCCGTGCATCCGCGAGTTTTTGGACCCATAGGCAAGGTGGGTGCTCTCTCGCGCAAGTTGCATATCCCGCAAAGCGGGACGTCGCGCCCGGCGCGAAGCCCGAGCTCCCTTGGCATGGGTGTTGGCCCAAAACTGTTGTGATGTCACGCGCAGCGCAGGGC